GTGGTGGGCATCTTTCTAGCAATAGCCCAACTAAGCCACAAGCAGAAGGAGCCGCAGAATAATGGCCCGATTAGTCCTAACAAACGCGTACATCACAATCAACTCAGTCAATCTGAGCGACCACATCGCTAGCGTCACACTAACCACAAATGACGACGTAGTTGAGACAACTGCTTTCGGCTCAACAGCACGCACCCGCATTGGTGGCCTTGGCGACAACTCAGTAGCACTTGAGTTCCACCAAGACTATGCAACAAGCAACGTGGAAGCAACGATTTATCCGCTGCTTGGCAACACCACTGCTGTGGTCATCAAGCCAAACGGCTCAACGACTGCGGCTGACAACCCATCTTACAGCTTCACAGCTTTGGTTTCCGAATGGACCCCGCTTAATGGCGCTGTCGGAGAACTTGCAACTGCGAGCGTGACTTGGCCAATCAGCGGTGAAGTAACAAAGGCGGTCATCTAATGGCACGCATTGTTCTAACCAACGTTGCCGTCACCTTCGGCACTACAGACATTTCAAGCTACGTCACCTCGGTGACACTCGGCTCAACTTACGACGTGGTTGAGACAACTGCTTTTGGCAACACAGCCCGCACAAGAGTGGCTGGTCTTGCTGACAACAGCGTGTCTTTTGAGTTCAACCAAGACTACGCCGCGAGTGCTTTAGAAGCAACGATTTATCCAACGCTGGGCACAGCGGTCTCAATCACTGTTCGCCCAGTTGCTGGCAGCTCACCTGCTTACAGTTTCAGCGCATTGGTTTCTGAATGGACTCCGCTCAATGGAGCCGTCGGAGAGCTTGCAACCGCTTCGGTCACCTGGCCGATTAGCGGCGTTATTACAAAGTCATAACCTAACAAGGGGGAAACAAATGGACGGCTTATCAATCAAGGTCAAAACATCAGACGGCGTCGAGGCTTCGTACAAGTTGACGCCTCGGGTCATCGTGGCTTTCGAGCAACAGTACGGCAAGGGAATGCCGAAGCTGCTTGGCGAGGAGCAAAAAATCGAACACGTGTTTTGGCTGGCTTGGAAGTCAATGCAAGTCAATGGCGTGATAGTGAAGCCGTGGGGACCCGAGTTCCTAGACACCATCATATCGGCCGAACTGGACTCTGACGCGTCTTTCGAATCCACCGAGATAGCCTAACGTATACAATCGCCGCTATCTCGGTGGAGACTGGCATATCTCCGACCGCGTTGCTAGATGCTCCCGAGGGAGTGCTTGAAGCAATAACGGCCTACATCAAAGAACGGGCGAAAAAGCATGGCTGATGAGAGCGAGATTATCCTCATAGGAATCGAAGACACGCTAGAAGGCCTTAAAAAGTTCGACAAAGAAGCAATCAAACGCTTCAAAAAGGTCTTGAATGACGTGCTTATCGACGCAGAGCGTACGGCTCGGGGTTTTGTCAAGGCCGACCCGCCCATGAGGGGCTGGAAAACCTCAGACCCACTCAAGCCTAAAAAGACAACTCGCGGCGGTGCGGGCTGGCCTGCCTATAACCAAGGCGTGATTCAGCAAGGTATCCGCAAGACAAAAGTGCAAGGCAAGGTCCGAGCCGATTACACCACCAGCGCTGGTGCACTCATCAACGAGTCTGCTGCTGGCGCAATCATCGAGGTTGCGGGTCGCAAATCGGGTGGCACAGGCACAGGCATTCAATTCATCAACAACCTAACAGACGAGATTAAAAATCCTTCTCGCTTGATTTGGCAAGCTGTCGATGCTAAAAAGAAACCAGCAGAAATCAAGGTCTTGGCAGCGCTGAACGAAGCCAAGGCAGAGCTGCAGAAGAACTTAGACAGAGAGCGAGTATAACATGGCAATCGGCGCAGTAGTCGCTCGCATACTCACCCAGTATTCTGACAAAGGCACAAAAGCCGCTGTCAAAGACATCTCCAAAATGGAGAAGAAGTTTACCAAGTTCGCAGACAAAACAGCCAAAGCATTTGGGTTGGCGGCTCTCGCGGCTGGCGCTTTTGCAATCAAAATCGGAAAAGACGCCGTTCAAGGCGCGATGGAAGACCAAAAACAGCAAGTCGCTTTGGCACAGGCTTTGCGCAACACAACAGGCGCCACAGATGAAGCAATCGCTGCCACTACCGCGTACCTAGACAAACTCGAGTTAATGGTCGGCGTTGACAACCGCGAACTGATTCCATCTTTGCAAGTGTTGACGCAGGCGACAAAAGACGTTGCACAGGCTCAAACACTGCAAGGCCTGGCCCTTGACATCTCAGCTGCATCTGGCAAAGATTTGCAAGCTGTTTCAATCGCGCTTGCCAAGGCAGTCGGTGGCAACGTTACCGCTTTGACCAGGCTCGGTGTGCCTTTAGATGCCGATGCAGTAAAAGCAAAAGACTTGAACGCCATTTTGACCTCACTGGGAGAGACTTTTAGCGGGCAGGCCAACAAGCGAGCACAAACGTTCGAGTTCCAATTAGGTAGACTCAGGCTGGCCTTCAACCAGATTCTCGACCAGATCGGCTATGCTTTAATCCCATTTTTAGAAAAACTAGCCAACACAGTGCGAGACAAGGTCTTGCCAGCGTTGTCTGTATGGATTGAGCAAAACGGAGCCAAGTTGGCGGCTGCATTTCAGACTGGCATTTCGTATGGCGTGGCCTTTTTCAAGCTCATAATCGACCTATTCTCATTCGTGGCACGCAACGCAAAAGTGTTTGCTACTATTGGCGCCATCATCGTAGCCGCCTTTTTCGGTGCAAAGACTGCAGCCGCAGTTGCGGGCTTAATCAAGGGCATTCAAGCCATTATCACAGTAATGAAAGCCCTTCGGACGGTCTCACTTGCATCAGCCGCGGCAACTGCATTGGCAACGGGTGGAGTCTCTGCAGCAGCAGGCGCTGCTGCTTTCGGTGTTGCTTTGGTTGGCATAGGAATAGCCGCCAAGAAGTTCAATTCAGACTCCGATAAAGCGACCGACGCGCTCGGCAAGTTCGGCGTCGACCTTAAAGGACTAACCGTTAGCGCTGACGATTACACCAAAGGACTGGGCGGCATCACTTCAGCCACAAACGGTGTCACTGCAGCGACTAAAGGTGCGGCACAAGCGTCTGCGCTTTTGCTCAAGTTACAAAACAAGTTCGGACTCAAGGGCTTAAAAGAAACCGACCCAGTCACACTCGAAGCCATTAGGCGCAACCAGCTTAAGCAGCGAGCGCTCGGCTTATCAAGTCCGACTATTTCGTTGCTTGCTTCTGCTGGCCACGGCAATATTGCAAAGAACACCACTATGAATGGGGGCAACATCACAGTGAATGTCGCAGGCTCAGTGGTCTCACAAGGCGACCTCATCAACGGCATCAAGAACGGCTTGGCCACACTAATGCGCCGTCGTGCGGGTAGTCAGTTTGCGGTGCTCTAATGCCAGCAAACGCACCAACGCTCACAGTCGCATTCGGCATCAACGGCTCTTTCACAAACGTCAGTGCTGACCTCATTCTTGAGGTTGACATCAGACGTGGCCGCCAGTACCAAAACGACTTTTTAGAATCTGGCACTGCAGCTGTCGTCCTCAACAACCAATCAGGCGCGTTTGACCCAAGCAACACTTCAAGCCCATGGTACAACGTCCTTATCGCTGGAATGCAAGTGCGAATCACTGGCAACAGCACCGTCATCTACACTGGCTATCTCGAGGATAACGCTGTAAACCAGGGCATCTACCCGACAGTCTCATTGACTTTTGTGGACGGCTTGGCCCAGATTGCAAAGGCGATTGCACCAGCTCTTGCAACTTCTCAATTCCAAGAGACAGCGGCGCTTCGTGCGGCCCGTGCTTTGGACCTTGCAGACTGGACTGGTGGCCGCAGTTTGACTGGCACCACGGTGATGCAAAAGACCAAACAAAACATGAGCTGTCTTGAAATGCTTGAGCAGTGTGCGAACTGTGTGGGTGGGCGTTTTTACGTTAGTCGCACTGGAGTCGCCACGCTTGTGGACATCGCAAACAAGTTCACCCGCCCAACGAGGCTTCTATTCTCCGACCAAGGCGACGCCAACAGCGTTGGCTATGATGGCATTATTACAAACCCTGGCACCGACTATGTCTATAACGAGGCCATCGTATTCAGAGGACCAAAGAAGGCGCAGAAAACAGCACGTTTTTCATCTAGCGTTGCGACCTACGGGTTGAAATCCAAGAAGCTAGACGCTCCGATTTTTAGTGAGACCAGCGCCGCAAACCTCGCGCTCTACGCTGCTCGCAAAGACGCAGATGCCGTGGTCTTGGCTGAGCAGATTGACTTCACAGCCATCGGCATCGGAGCCCTCGCTACCGACATGCTCGAGACTGAACTGAACGACTTGGTTCAAGTCAAGCGCTTGACATACGATGGTCGCAACATCACAATCAACAGCGTGGTCGAAGGCCTTGCGCACTCAATCACCGCCGACAACTGGCGCGTCAGCTACTTCACCTCGGTAGTTGACCCTTACACGATTACACTCTAGGGGGAACGATGCCACTTTGTCCGCAAATCACAATCACACCAGTCACCGTCACCACCACAGGTATGACTCAGACTTCTATTATTCCAATCGTGGCGGCCACAACCGAGGAGACTGACGAACTTCAGACTGAAATCAATTCGATTGAAGCATCTGTCAACGGCAAGAACCACATCTACCGCCAAGCAACAGCACCCGACGGTTCTGCTTTCCCACTAACCGAGGGCGACGTTTGGTTCGACACAGACGACGGCAACAAGCAATACTACTGGACAGGCACAGCCTGGGTTTCAGTGCAAGACCTTGGAATCGCAGCAGCAGAAACAGCAGCAGCGGCAGCAGCCTCAGCGGCGGCAGCGGCTTCATCAGCAGCGGCATCTGCAACATCGGCCGCGGCGGCAGCATCTGCAGCAGCGACAGCAGCGCAAACAACAGCAGACGGCAAAAACAAGGTGTACAGGCAAGCAACGGCACCAACAGGTACACTGGCGGTCGGTGATTTGTGGTTTAATTCGAGCGCTACCAACCAACCAAATAGGTGGACTGGCAGTGCTTGGGAAGCTTACGGTTTTGGCAATCTTGCTGTTGGCAACTTAGATGCAGCCGCCATCTCAACTGGCACACTCAATGCAGACCGAATCGCAGCAGCCAGCATCACTGGTGCAAAGTTGGTTGCTGGCACCATTGAGGCTGTTTCAATCGCAGCTGGCACAATCACTGGCGTCAAAATCGCTACTGGCACGATTGAAGCTGTCAATATCGCGGCGGCCACCATTACAGGCGGCAAAATCGCGGCTGGCACAATCACCGCCAGCAACATCGCAGTTGCCACAATCACTGCAGACCAAATCGCAGGTGGCACAATCACCGCAGCAGAAATCGCAGCTGAGACAATCACAGCTGCCGAGATAGAGGCGGGCTCAATCACTGTTGACCGCTTGACGGTGGGCACACTGACCGCTTTCACACTTCAGACTTCGTCAGGCAACCGACGTGTTACGGTCTCCGCTGCGAACAACGCAATCTCATTTAGAGAAGCGGGTACTGTTGTTGGTTGGGTTGGCCCAGCGTCAACTTCGGGCATTCTGACCCACTACGGCACTACTTTCAACGCTAACGCCACCACCTATCCGCTTTCAATCGTAACTTCGGGCGGCGTCGTTATCGCTTACAGCTCGAGCAAGTTCCTTGAAGTGAACTCGCTTGGCGTTGTCGCGCAGGGAGACCTTTATTCCCCAGCGAACTTCTACAATCAAGACACCACAACCACCACCAACGCTGCGAATACGTGGATGTCAGCGACTACTGGGCTTACAAGACGAAGCACGGCTTCAAGTCAGCGCTACAAAGAGAACATCGTTGACATTCGCACGGTAGCAGAACTTGACCCACGCAAACTGCTTGACTTGCCAGTGCGTGCGTTCAAGTACAAAACAGACTACTTAGACGCTGCAGACGACAGAGCAGGCGCATTGTTGCCTGGTTTTATTGCAGAAGAAGTGGCATCAGCATACTCGATTGCAGCAGACCAAGTTGAAGGCGTCATTGAATCTTGGAACGACCGCTATGTCGTGCCTGGGCTTTTGGCTTTGATTCAAGACTTGACAGTTCGAGTTGACGCGTTAGAAGGCAGATGATGAACGAGTATTTGGTTGGTTTCAACGATGACGGCACGCTAATCACAGAGCAAGTGTCGGCTGCCGACCCTGAACAAGCGAAAGCAGAGGCGCAGCCGCTGCACCCAGATTTGCCAATCATACTCGTCAAATGGCTCAAACAAGGGGGAACAAATGGATAGTAACACAGAACTAGACATCAATATGGTAGTCGCGGCACTGAGAGAGCAAATCGGCCTCTTTGCGCTGGACAAAGCGATGCTGACCGCACGGGTCGCAGAGCTCGAAATGAAACTCAAGGAGAGAGATGACCGTGAATGACTGGGCTGCACTAATACTGGCGGTCATATCGATAACAGGCTCGTTCGTTGTGGCAGTGCGCTGGCTAGTGAAACACTTTCTGAATGAACTGAAGCCGAACGGTGGTTCAAGCCTCAAAGACAGCGTCACCAGGCTTGAAAGCCAAATGGAGCTGGTAATCGCGATGCTGACCAAGGAGAAAAAGTGAAGGCCCTGACAGAGATTGCAGACGGCTACGTCGGCTACACTGAGACTGGCAACAACAACACGACTTTCGGCAAGTGGTTTGGGCTCAACAATCAGCCGTGGTGCGCGATGGCAGCATCAAAGATTTACCACGAAGCTGGCATGATTGCACAGGTCGCACCGAAATCCAAGCCAAAAGGCTTTGCTTCTTGCGATGAGTGGCTCAAGTATTTATCCAAGAACAACCAACTGGTCCCAATCGGACAGGCAGAGCGTGGAGACTTGGTCTTTTTCCAGTTCGACGCAGACGCACAGCCCGACCACGTCGGCATTGTCCGCTGGCACAACAAGACCCTGAAGTACATCAACGTGTGGGAAGGCAACACCAGCAGCGGCAAGGCTGGAAGTCAGTCCAACGGCGACGGCTTCTACATCAAAAAGCGTGCCTATCCACTCATCATGGCAGTGGCACGACCTAAAAAAGGAGCATAATGAAACTCGAAACCCTGACCCCAATCGTCAAGACCTACCTCAGAGCTGCAGCCTCGGCCGCAGTAGCGCTTTACCTTGTGGACTCCAACCGCCCGCTAAGAGATTATCTTGCAGCTGGCTTGGCCGCAGTCCTCGGGCCAATCATCAAGGCGATAGACCCAAACGAAAAAGAGTTCGGCAAGGGCTCCAACTAGCCTAAGCGACACCGACCCCCACCACTGGCACCCCCAGCGGTGGGGGTCTTTCGCTATGTTCGAGATGTGACAAACAAGACACCACGCCGATATTGCCATTGTATTGACAGCGTATTTACGTAGTGCTACACTTATCTCATAAGGGCGGGGAAAGACCCCGAAAGGAAGGCAAGAAAATGACAAAGACACAATACGCAAGTGAGCTAGGCAAGTGCTACGGTAAAGAAGGCAACTACCGTGCTTACAAAGAAGGCAACATGTTCGCACTTTACATGGTTGCAAAGGAATTGATTTGGAATGCTGACAACACAGACTACAAGGTCGGCACTCGTTTAGAAGCAGTTAAAGTCGGTTATTTTTCAGACATCGAGAACTTCGGCATGGCAGTTGATTCAGCAAAAGAAGAGATGGCATATATGATGGCGGAGGCACTATAATGACAAGCAACGACTACTACACAAAGTACTACAGCGACCTTGTCGGCGCGACGATTCTTTCATTCACTGGCATGCAAGACGACGGCTGTGGTGGCGACGGATTCCCGTCTTTCTTGGTTCGATTCAAGGACGGCGAAGTCGGCGCTATCCAAATCAGCCAAGACCCTGAAGGCAACGGCGGTGGCTTCGTATTCGGTTTGAACACCGAGGTGGCATAAATGACGACACAAACCGAGTTGAAGTTCATCTACGAGCGTGGGTACAAGTTCTGCGCCACTTATGAGCAACACGACTACGTGCACAGTTACGACCCTGACTCACTACTTGGCGACTCTTATGATTGCAAGTTCTGCGACGATTTTCAGGTCGGCTAATGCGTGAGTGTTCGATGTGCGGTCGTCACACCAGCCATTTTGAGTTGCGTTGGTACAAGTACGACAATGGAGAGCAGTTTAGACAAGCGGTTTGCATGCCATGTGCAGACTTACACAGCAACCTAGTGAAAGGCAAATAAATGGGTGCGATGAAAAACGAGTTTACAGAAATACAAGGTGAGATGTTTGATGTTGCAGAAACCCTGAATCGGGTAGCTGAAGACGCAGACTTCGACGAGATGATGGTGGCGCTAGTTGAGTGCACAGCAAAGTTGGCAGTGGTGACTAGGCGCTACCACTCACTACACTCATGAGCGAGCCGATACTTGAGGACGACGTTGCTAGAGGCTACGGCGACGTTTGCGAGAACTGTGACGAGATGGCACACTTTTGTGTCTGCTTTGAGCCCGACACAATGGAAGAAGCGAGGTTTGAGAAATGAACGGCGCTCGCGAGTACCTAAAGACATTCCCCAGCGCTTGTTGCGCTGTTGGGAAGCATGACAAATGTACCAAAATCGCCCACATGGGCGCGTTCCCCAGCCGTCGCCGCCCGTGCGACTGCAACTGTCACGAAGGAGACAAGGAATGAACATAGTACAAACGAACAAAGGGGCTTGGCAGATATCGGCTCCTATTACAAATGGACACACCACTTGGATTGAGGTGCGGACTTACTACGACATCAATGAGAAGCAAGCAATCGCCAGTTTCTACAACACCATCTGGTCTATGGGTTGGACACCAGCAGAATGAGCCTAAAAGCAAAAGAGAATGCAGAACTCAAAAAGTTGATGGATTGGCACGTCAAGCAGGCCAACAAGCAAACCGCAGACCGCGAGTTTCACATTTGGGCAGTTACGCTCATTTCAATGATTAGGGAGATACGATGAAGTTGACAAAGAGGGGCAAGCGCGTTCGCGCTGTTTTGATACTGGCGGCAGTTGTCGCCTTTTATTACGTTAGTTCGCACGTTTGGTGGGTCGGAGACGGCTACTGCTGGGGCGAGATGATAGAATGCTACTGGGGAGATAAATGAGTAAAGAGACGCCTATTCGCACAGTTCGAGTGAATGACAAGCTGTGGCACAAGGCGAAAGCCCAAGCCAAGCGCGACGACACCACAGTGTCTGAAGTCATCAACCAAGCGTTGCGCGAGTTTATTAGCAAGAAGTCCACATGATTAGACGCTACACTTCAAAAGAGATGGCGGCCGTGTGGTCGGACGAAACGAAGTATGCCACTTGGGCTCAGATAGAACTCGAAGTGATGAAAGCGCAAGGCAGGCACGGGGTTGTTGACCGTGAGTTGTGGCGAGCGCTAGAACTGACAGCAGTGCCAACCAGCGCTGAAGTGGCAACGCAAGAAGCGATTTTGAAGCACGACGTGATGGCTTTCTTGGAAGCCTGGCGACTAAACACTGAGAATCGAGAGATTCATCGGTGGCTTCATTACGGCTTGACCAGTTCTGATGTGGTCGAGACGGGACAGGCGGTTCTGCTGAGCGAGGCTAACTGGCTTATCGCAAACGCTGGCTACCAGCTGCTTGATGCCTTGATTGTCCATGCCTTCAGATACAAGGACACCAAGCGAAGCGGTCGGACACACGGCCAGTTTGCAGAACCAACAACGTGGGGCTATCGGGTTGCGGACTTTGCGTTCGCCGTCAATCGGGGGCTCGAACGCATGGCCGAATCCTGCGGCGGTGTTCAGACTGCGCATATCTCAGGGCCGTTGGGCAACTACGCCCACACCCCAAGAAGCGTCGAGTTGGACGTTGCCAAAGAACTTGGTCTTGCCGTGCCCGATAGCGCCACCCAAGTCTTGATGAGAGACTCACTGGGCGCTTGGGCTTATTCTCTTGCCAACTTGGTGACTGTCTGTGAGGCGTTCGCACTTGAAGTCAGACACGGCCAGCGGTCAGAAGTGAGCGAGATATTCGAGGGACGCAGCGGGGGTCAAGAAGGCTCTAGTTCTATGCCCCACAAGGAAAACCCAATCACAGCTGAAAAAATATGCGGTTTGGCCAAGATGGCAAGAGCCTATGTCATGCCAATCACCGAGGGCATCGCTTTGTGGCATGAGCGAGACATCAGCCACTCATCAGTCGAGCGGATAGCAGTGCCCGACCTTTGCGCCATCACAGAGCACGTCTTAAAAAAGACTGGCAGGTTGGTCAGAGAGCTTCGAATCAACGAGGCTGGAATGAGATATCACACCTATCAAGGTAGCACCACAATGCTAAACAAGTACATCAAAGAGGGCATGACTCGAAACGAGGCCTACCAAGCTGCAAAGACTGGTATTCGCGAGGACTGCCCACCAGCTGACACCCAGCACTCTTGGGACTTGTTGGCGATGCTCAAAATGGGGCTCGATGAAGCCCGACTCATGAACGGCGTGTCGCAGGAGTGACGGCCGCGATTGTGATAAAATTGGACACTCACGGGGGAAGGAACCACGATATGTATAGTTTCAAGCATGCGGTCCGAGTAGAGACCGACAACAACTGGTCGAGACAGCTCTCGGCTATCTTACAGGAGCCACTGCCACCCCAAGCAACATTCGAGGGGGAGAACGTTCACGGCAAATGGTTCAAAGTCAAACTACCTGCAAGCGTTTGGGCGCTTGCCGTCAAAACCGACAGCAGCACCACGGTGGGGGTTTACCACTCGCCATACGCTGCCGATTTTGAACTGAAAGAGGCATTACATGGCTCGCAGAAAAAAACCAAAGTCTAAGATTGATGCCCAATGGATAAAGTTCCAGGCAGCCTTCTCGCGGAGCAACACTCAAGAATCCTTTTCCGTCAAACTGATTCTCGCTTGCGGCATCATCGCCGTCTTGGCGCTGGTCATTTGGATTCTTGGGTGACCAGCTCCCGCGTCCAACGGGGGTATCAGTCTCAGCGCCTTGTCGCTGAGTATTTCAAAACTCACGGCTGGCCATATGCAGAACCTGCAGGGTCAGGCCGTTCGGGCACCGACATCACTGGGGTAATAGGGGTTGATGTCGAAGTGAAAGCGAGGCGAGGAATCAAAGTCGCCGAAGCTATGAAGCAGCTACGCGACCGTTACAAGGACGGGGTATTGCCAGTGGCAATCCTTCGACTAGACGGTCAAGGCGAAGCGCATATCGCGGACTGGCCAGCTATTGTGCCGCTCCACGTGTTTATCGACCTATTGAAAGCGGCAGGGTATGACAAACCGAAGTTTGACTAACCCGCCCGAGAGGAGCGCCGATGCGCCCATTAACACAACACCTTTTGACGATAGCGGCGTCATCGCTTGCGATTGCGACACTATCGAATGCACTAACAGCACAACCAGCGAATCCAATCGTTTACACCCAGCGACCACCTCTAATGCAAGTGGACGCGAAGGCCGTGGCTCGGGAGTTGCTTACAGACAAGCAATTTCGGTGCTTCACCCGTCTAATGGGCAAGGAGAGCGCTTGGAATCCGAAAGCCAAGAATCCGAAAAGCACTGCGAAAGGTGTGGGACAGCTTCTTGACGGCACATATAAGAACCTCGGCATGAAGCACTCAAAGGCTGAAGTGCCACAGGTTGTTGCAGCGCTCGCCTACATCGGGCGCAAGTACGGCTCAGGCGGCCCTTGTGCGGCTTGGGCACACTGGCAAAAGAAAAAATGGTACTAGGGGGACAGATGAACGCATTCGACAAAGACAAGCCAAAGGTAGATTTGCCTTTGGACACAGCCGCTTGGATTACGCTTTACCGCAAGACTCAAGCAGACATCAAGGCACTCGAGGAAAAACTCGAGCAAGCCAAGAGCAAGATTCAAGAAAGCATGGGTGAGAACGAGATTGGCCTGATTGATGGCAAGGTGGCGGTGCGCTGGACCAAAGTGACCACCAACCGCCTAGACATTCAAAAGGCGAAAGAGATTCTTGACCCAGCCATTTATAATTTCCTATCTCGCGAGAGCACTTCTCGCAGGTTCACACTGGCGGACCCTGATGTCGATAATTGACCCAATCGTGCCAGTTCCTAACTGGGGGCGGCAACCCAATATCCCCGACCACGAAATCTACGAGGACGAGGACGATGACGAATGAGCTACGCAAAACTATTCAGCGACACAGAGGAGTACGCGAATGCCGTCCGTGATGTCGTCATACAAGCTGGAATCTGGTCCCCGAGAGCAGGACAAGTACAAATCGGACCAAGCGAAGTCGGCCACAAGTGCACGCGCCGTTTGGCGTACAAGCTTCTCGACTGGGAAAAGCCAAATGCGATGCAGGGCGGCTCTTGGGCTGCACAAGTCGGAACGGCTATTCACGCGTACTTGGCAGAGGTCTTTGGCAAGCGCGAGGGATTTCTCATCGAACAGCGCGTCACAATACGCGGCAGTCTTGCGGGAACCGTTGACCTTTTCGACGTCAAAAATGGTGTGGTTCTCGATTGGAAAACGACGGGTGCGACTAAACTGGCCAACTACAAGAAGTTCGGTGCAGACCAACAACAAATCATTCAAGTCCAGCTCTACGCTTATGGACTTGCACAACAAGGAGCTGACGTCAAGAAGGTGGCACTCTGCTACCTACCGACTTCAGGTTCGCTCACTGACATGGTCATGGTCATGCACGACTATGATGAGCAAGTTGCGCTCGATGCTCTCGCACGCATTGACGCCATTCACGCCTTATTGGCCGCAGTGGACGTCGAAGCTAATCCCGAGTTTTGGAGTCAAATACCCGCAGAGGCCGACCGTCTTTGCGCTTGGTGTCCATACTTCAAACCTTTCAGCAAGTCTCTCGAGGAAGGTTGCCCAGGTGACACTGCCTGAGAAAACCATCAACGACATTATCAAAGAGATAATGGAGTCAGCTGATGAGGAACCCACCACCACCACCAACCAACAGAAAGCAGGGGAATAATGGAAGCATTTGCTTCACCAGCCGCCGCGAGCGCTGGTCCAAAACCAGCTGACCTTCAGGGCCAGTTGCTTATCTTCAAGCCTATCGAGTACCGCTCAGGTATCGAGACGGTGAACGGTCCAGCTGACGCCATTTCGTGCGACGTCATCAACTTGGACACGGGAGAGTCACACAGCGATGTGCTCTTTTTTAACATCGCAATTCGCAACGCACTTCGCCCACTAATCGGACAGCGAGTGCTCGGTCGAATCCAACAAGGAGTTGCCAAACCTGGCAAGACTGCTCCGTGGATTATCGCCGACGCATCACAAGACCCTGCAGCAATCGCTAAGGCCTCGGCTTTTAAGCCAGGCACAGCAGCGCCAGCAGCAGCACCAGCAGCGGCGGGTGGCGTGCCACCTGAAGTCGCAGCCCTACTTGCCCAACTAGGGGCAAAGCCTCTCTAGGTTTCTTAGAGGAGTATCCTTCCACTCGACTCTAAGGAAGGCGCGGTGATGCGGGACTCGAGAAGGGGAAGCTCGAATAATCCTAGGTAACATCAGGTGCAAGACCTGACACCGCACGCAACACATTTTGAACGGGGGAAAGATGAGTCTAACAGCTGTCTCGCTATTTGCGGGCATTGGCGGTTTTGAACTTGCTATGGAGCGGGTCGGCATTGAGCCAGTCGTGTCTGTGGAAATCGATAAAAAAGCGAGTGGAGTGCTGGCCCAGCATTTCCCAAAGACTACAATCATGGGCGACATCAAGGGGGTGTCAGGTGCAGACCTACTCAGTGCAGGATTTAATCCAGCAAACGGAATTATCACTGGCGGATTTCCATGCCAAGACCTCTCAGTCGCAGGCCGACGAGCTGGCTTGGACGGAGAGCGTAGCGGACTCTTTTGGGAAATCCACCGACTTATCGCAGAAACCCA